GACAATCAGGATAAATAGCATGATCACCAGCATGAATACCTAAAGCGATATCTGTTTGCTCTTCTGTTTTGTTAGCTACTGAAAGAGCAACTGCTTGAACTAATGAAGCAAAGATTTTATTACGGTTAGGAACAACAGTAGCTTTCATGTTGTCTTCTTCATAATGTCCTTCTGGTACTTCATCTCCACCTGTTACAAGTGCTGAATCTAGTAGATCAACTAACCCGTCTAAATGGATTTGACGATAATTAACATTATACCCACTAGTATTTAAATAATCTACTAATGATTGGGCACGTTCAAGTTCAACTACGTGTTTTTGACCATAGTTAAAGCTTAATGCTGTAACGGTATCATATTCTTTGATAGCTCTTAACAATAGGGTGCTGCTATCCATTCCACCACTTAACGAAATTACACAGTGTTTTGCCATGTTTTATATATTTTAATTTGCCAGGTATTTTGAGCGTATAGGCTTACGCTATGTTTAATTGTTTTTCTAATCTTTCAAATGCGGGTTCGATTACATCATCCCAAAAGTATTCTTGGTCATCTTCTTCAAGTGAATAATCTTCTAATTCCAAATATTGACCTGCATCTGTAATTTTAATAACACCAATAGGATCATAAGCTTCATCCCAATAACGTGTTGTAAATATAATATCAGGATCTATAGCAACCAACTGACGATGCATTTCTTTTAGCATATCTGATGGGGGGTAATTAGCTGATTCTAGACCAAATTCATATGATGTTTCATCATCCCAAAATATTTCATATTGAGTAATCCATTTAGAACCCACCTTATCAATAAAAAGTTCAGCATCAGCCCCAAACACATCTACAATGTGTGGGTTTTCTTCTTCATTTGGGTATTTCCCATCATGACAACTTTCATATTTTTCTTTAAAATATAAGATTGCTTCTTTTGATCCTTGGATCTTAACGTCTGTTCTACAAGTATTTGCCATTATTCTTCTATTAGTTCTGGGTATTCAGAATCTTCAAGACATTTGTCACGAGCTAAGTCAAATTCAACTTCATCTAAAACTTCTTCTTGTAGGTCTTCATCACCTGATTTCCATTTTTCTACTTGTTCAGGAGTTAACTCCTCGGTTTCTTCCCATCTGTAATCAGTATAGGTAACCATTTTTCTTAATTTAGCCATTGTTTTTAAAATATTCGTTTAAAAATCCTTCTGGGTAAAGCATTACTTTACCTTTATATCCTGGGTTTGATACTTCTCTTGTATCCATTTTAACTCCCATTGCTGTTGCTTTTTTAGCAACTTGTTCTCCTAATTGCATTCCTGCAGCATGACCTAGGTAGTCATATAAACTCATCATTTTCATAAGTCGTTGATATATCTAAATTTAGTTAAATTATCTGTTAGTAAATCCCAATTTACTTCGTTTTCAAGCATATAGTAATAGTCGTTCATATTTGCTTTAGGTTTTTTATCTAAACCAGCAGTAGTATATCTAATACCTTCTAAAGCAGCCATTACTGGATTGGACGTATCAATTGATTCAATACAATCATATCCTTTATACCAACCAAACTCTTGTGGAACCGCACAACCTAATAAATGTATTCTATCACGTTGTGAAATTACTTTAGTTTTGTATAAAGCTGAAATTACTGAGAGTCTTCCCAAGGCCTTACCAAGATCGTGGTTAGGATGAGGGACAGTATCGTTATAATAAGAAGCACCATATGAAAAAGCTATTTTTTGATATCCTAAATCTTTATAAGTTTGATAACAAGTCGCGGCCTCATGAATTGTAGTAGCTTGAACCACAGCTACTTTTTCTACACCTTCAGGTAATTCAATAGAAGCCCATTTACGAGCATTTACTACCGAAGCATTTCTATCTTCCCATACGTCTGGAATGATAAATTCATTTGGTCTTAGTTCCTCAACCCATTTTAATAGACCAGCATCATTATAAGCATGACCTAACTCATGTAATGAGTTGTCTAAAATAATGTAGCGCCCTTTATTACGGGCTTCCAAAAAGTATTCTCGGTATGTCTCATCTTCTTCTAATAAGTGAACTAACGCATAATCATAATCGTTAAAATTTTCACTGTCATAGAGAAGACAACGGGGAACTTCATGACTAATCTTTATTAACATAACTTTTTAATTTGTAATAAATATAATTAAAAGCTGGGGCTAATCCAAATCCACTTAAAAGAATTGTAAAAACATTTGGGTGCCAATGTTCACCACAAAATCCGAAACTATGTCTTAATACCTCAATCATAATGCTCTCCTGTATTTCCGTTTTGTCCTATAATATTCATTCTACGATTTGATTCTTCCTCATCCCATTTAGGTTCATCTCTTAAACTCGTATGAGTCCCATCATGGTTATTAGTAAAACTAGTAGTAGCTATAAAATCTGATTTACCTTCTATAGCACCTCTAACTAACACTAACATAATTTTACCTGTAGTATCGTCTATAACGACATGACCTTTATTATCTCCAATTTTTAATTCCATTATTTCCTAGTTAATATTATTCCATATTCTTTTCTCATAGGACAATAAAAAAAGTGTTTTACTGTCCACCCAATATAAGCACCTTGATAAAACCCTTCTGTAAAGGTTTGGTGTGCTTCCTTACCGAATAGGGTTTTTTCTTGGTCTTCCCCGTTTCGATTTTCTACCCGCGTATGGTGTTTCATATTTAAATTCCATGCAATATTTGTAATAAGATAATAACTCACCAGGCCAATTGCAAAGTTCTTCTTCAAGCTCAGTGCGAGTTATATTAAATGTTTTTGTGAATGCCTCGTATAATGCCTCTAGACGAGCAGCCTCTTCCTTCCAATAATCTTCCATCAAGCGCTTATAGCGAGCAAGGTCAACAGCTAATATGTCTAATTGATCTGAATGGTCATGACGATTAAGATCGACTTTAGCTTTAGCATTATGTAATGCTAGTTGAGCTTGCATAAAATATGATGACTCATTGAAATCACCATTGATGATACGATCTTTTAAAGTCGCGCGTTTACTCAACGGCTTAATTCCGTCCGTATGACTGCGCCACCACATAAAGCGATTGTAATTTAACGGCTGATATCGCGCTAAATTCTCATGGACTACATCGAGTGGTTGGGTCAAAACTGCTTCTCTAATAAAACTAAAACGCATCGCTTGGGTCTATTAATGGTATATTTTTGTATTTGGGAATATACGCATCCCCTTCCTCATCTACAACCTGTTTTTGGGGAGGTTTTGGGATAAGGTTTGGGGCATTTTGACGCGCCCACCTAATATAACCTGGGTCTATTAGTTCAACATCAACTAATGTATAACCTTTATATTTTCCGAATCTGAATACCATTACTTGTCTAATGTATTACCCAGTTCAATACCTTCCCATTTGATTTTAGAAGTAGTGGGATTATCCAAAACATCAAATGTAAGTAAGATTAACCCTTGTTTAGTAATTGATTTAACACTCGCTATCTTACCTAACGCGCTTAATTCTTTAACAAAAGCCATTGAATATTTTTCGTCAGGGTTTTGTGGAACAAATTCCAATACCTTTTTTCTTGAGTATTTGTTAAAAACAGTAAATTCAAATTTTTCTGTTGCTTTTTCGAAATGTTTTTTCATGACCATAACCTTTATATCTTTTTAACACGTGAATATACGAAGGCCCTTTCGGGCCTCCAAATATTTTGTATGTTTTTTTTAATTAGAGTGCACCTCTTTCAGAAGCCATTGTCCAATCAAATACTGTTAAATCAGCACCCATTGTAGTATCTACCATAACTGAAGTAGCTGAATCAGCAGATACATTTGTTAGACCTGTAAATGAAACAAATCCATTAGCACCATCTCTAAAGTGACATTCAACACCATCAGTAGAGATAAATGTACCTTCTTCTAAAATAAATGCTGGGTTAAGATTACCTTCACCTCCATCTAATTCTAGAGCGTGGTCTGAGTCTACACCTTCAATAGCAACATAATTTGTTACTGTCCCTTCCCAACCTTGATCAACATCGAAAGCATCATCACCTTGAGCCCATACTAATAGGTTGGAAGCGTTTACTGTACCTCCGAAAAACTCAATACCATCATCTAAGTTACCTACTACTTCAATATGGTCAATTACAGTACCTGAACCTATACCGCCTAAGGTTAGCCCATTAAGCTCATTACCACCACCTAACAAAGTACCAGCGTGACGAATTGAAACATATTTTAATATACCTGAATTATTATGAATGTCTGTACCTCCGTAGGCACCAAATGTTTCATTTACAGGAATACCTTCAATTTGAGCAGGTGTAGCATCAGCTGAGATTGGAGCATAACCTAATACTACAATACCACCCCAAAGACCCATATCAGATTCATCTAAATTAGCACCTGTATCATAGATAGAGGTAAATATAATAGGGTTTTCAGCAGTACCTACTGCTTCAATTTTACTACCTTGAGCTACAATAAGAGCAGTAGATAAAGAACCTTGACCATCTCTTGCTTTAATTAAAGTGCCAGGTTGAATAGTTAAAGTAGCACCTTCACCTACTACAACTTTACCTGCCATTTCATAAATGGTATCTGAATACCAAGTTACATCTTCTGAAATTAGTCCTGTTATAATACTTTCTTTGGGAAGTTCTACAGGGGGATTTTTTTCACATGAAGTGAAAGCTAAAATGGCTGCTAGAGCTAAAACGATTTTTTCCACACTTATTTAATTTAAATTTCAATTATAGATACGAAAAGTAATGTGGAAACCCCATATGACGTTTTTACATTTATATGACGTTAAGATTACTAACTAATATTTATTACCATGAAACGCATTATTATTACATTGGTATTACTACTTGGATTAAATCTAAGTGCTCAGGAGAAAAAAGCGTATCAACTTGAAAATGGACTTACTAGAGTAGAGACTTTATACCCAAATGGGGAAATAAGTCAAGTTAGTTTTTACCTAGAAAATAAGGCATTTGGTACTTGGAAAAAGTACGATGAATCAGGAAATGTTACCATGAAAGCAAAAATGGAGAATGGGCGACCTGTTAAGATCACCCACTTTCAAAATGGTAATACTATTGTTATTGATAGAAGAAAGGATTAAACCTTTTTTATCTTAATACATTTCGCTTACTAAATGGAAACGATCATATTCAGCCATTGATAAAGCATACACATCATACCCTTCAGATTCGGTAACACACTTTTCAACACCATTTTCTCTGATAATGGCTAATCTATCACCTGTTAACTCACACTTAAAAAATCTAACTAACTGCTTCATAACTTTTATTTGTGGCTTCTCGCCTTATTCAACACCGTGAATATACGAACAATATTTTGGGTAGCCAAATATCTAATACGTTATTGTTAAATCGTCTTCAGATGAGTTTTTTAACCTTCTAATAGCTTTTCTTTTACCAAAAGATGAAAGTTTAGAGTTTCTAATCTGTTCTATTTTTTCTGAAACTGATATAGGTTTTTCCTCATCTACTATTTCCCAATCTTTTTCAGATAGTTTAGTAAAATCAAACTCCATTTGACTTAAAGGGTTTTCTTCTACCTCCTCTATTTTTTCTTCTTCTTCACCAAATAAATCTTCGTGAAGCTCTTCCATATCATCCTCATCTGGGAGTAAATCATCAGCATTGAACTGCTCATTAAAATCTTCCATCTCTTCTTCGGTCCAAAAACCATCATCTTCTACTACTACCTTCTCACCATAGATATTATTTTTGGTTTTTGGTATTAGTTTTTCAAAGGCAAAGTTTGCTGCAATAACTAATGCAATAGCTAAAGGGTCAAATACAAAGATAATAGTAAGTAAAAGATAGTTAATAATCTTATCCATCGGGATACCTGTTAAACCTGATAAGTATTTTAGAGGTCCTAGTTCACCAGCTATATCATTACTAGATTTAACTTCTACTATTTCAGTTTCATACTCAAATAGTTGCTCGTTTAAGACATCTACTTTGGTATTGATTTCAGTTTGACGTATAATAGCTTGGTCTAGTTGTTTTTCTAATGCTCTACGAGTCGAACTTGAGGTTGTTGTTATGATTTGACCGGTTTCCCTGTCTCTATACTGGATTTTATTGTTAGATAAGCCAGACCTAAGGTCACTCACGGCAGTGTTAATACTTGTTTTTTCCTCGTTGTATACCGCGAGTTGTTCCCTGATATTATCTCGTTTAGTCTCTATTAAGGCTATTTGAGAATCTATACTTCCAGATTTAGCTGCTGTCTCTTGATATGCTGCTGATAGGAATCCGTAAATACCCATCGAGGTAATCAATACTAGAACAGATGCTGCTACTATTAGGTATGATTTTAAACCAAGAGGTAAAGTTTTACGATACTGGTAAAGTAAAGAAGCTATTACTAACTTAGCTACCTCTAAAGAGGTTGCCATAATAATAACTGCTAGAGTAGCGCCTGCAAAAAGTTTGCTAAGACCGCTAACTGAATAGAAAGCGGCCGAAGCAGAGACTGACAGGGCAGAGGTTGCGATTATAAAGGGGAATACCCTTTCTTGTATTTTCTTCCACATAGGGGTTTTAGTTTCTAAAGCCCTTATGATTGTCTATGCGGTCTAATATTTTATTTAGTTCTTCTGCTTTGATAAATCCAGCCATAGACGCGTTTTTAAGGGCGCTTATTAATTGTAATACCACGAACGGTATGATAACTACTTCACTAAGCCAAGCTGTTCCTTGAAATCCTCTTTCTACCATCAAAAGCACTGTTAAAATAGCAACCCAAGTTACAGCACGTTTTAATACACGGACTGCTTTTCTTGTTTGGAAGCCTTCTCTTTTAATACCGGCTGCTATACCAAAGAAACCATCAATGAATATTACAGCAATAAGAGCTAAGTATTGTTCAACATTACCCATAGTAAGTTGAAAAAAGTATGAGCAGAAAAAGGATACAGTCACTATAGGAACAGATAAAAAAGTTAAGGTAGTAGTTTTCATTATTTAGACCAGTTTTCGTAATACGTCTTCCCCTTAGAGTTTCTTTTAGCTGCTAAGATTTGACCACGTTGTTCGCCATCACTGTTATAAGAAACATGGACCCAATCAGGTCTTTCATCAGTACCAAACTCCCAGATCAGTTGATCAAAAGGTAAGTTTTCTCTGATGTAATGAAACACTTCTTCATTTTGAGGACCATTTCTATAGTCCATATCTATATCTATTGCTTCACCTTTGGAATGTTGTGAAGTTTTAGAACCGCCAATAGCTTCATTTAATGCTTGGCTTCTGTATCCTGAAGAAATAAAAATAGGTTTGCCGAAATGTTCTCTAATAGGTTGAAAGATATTTTCAGCTAAGATTTTTGCTGCCTCTAGATGTTCACCTTGTGGTGTATTATCAATACCCCTACGTTTAGCGGTTTGAGACCTAGTAAACTCCCCTAATGATAGATTTTTACTTAACTTCATTTATTCTCCTTTTTAGCAAATTTTTCTAAACCTGCGATCCCAAAACAACCCAAAGTAACGAATACAAATGAGTTATAAATAAATTCTTGAACTACTAAATCTTTACCAAAGTATCCTGTGATTAGATCAGCGGCTGCGAATAACACCATTACTGCAAATGATAAGAATCCTATAACGTTCTTTTCGTTAACATCATTATCATCTTTAAAGATATCCTTAAATGCCATAATTTGTTTTTTTATATATTTAACCATAATAAAAACTTTTAATTAAAACTATTTGTCATAAATACTAAAAGATTCCCCAACTATACCCAAAGAATATAAAACGGCGTTTTTCTCCTAACTGGTAGTGTAATCCTAAATCCATAAATCCACCATCAACCGCTATTACACGATAGTAATGTGAGAATTTAAAAACATATGTTTCAGTTGTAGAAGTTCCTACTTGTAAAATATATCTAAATTTATTTTTTTGAATTGTTTTACCCGCGAAAAATGTGAATTCTTTTTTACGGGGTCGTCCTTTATATTCAGCAAATTCTTCTACATTCGGTATTAGATATGATAAATTACCAGCTTGTTGTTGGATAACATTATTAAATCTAAGATTAATTTGTTCGGGGAGATCAATCATCCCTACTTCGAATGAAAGATTTGATTTTGTAGTTAAGTTAAGATGGGTGTAAGGAAAAACAAAGTGATGGTCAATATACACCCCATGTTCAATAGATTTAATGAAACTTTTAGGAAAACTGGTTGATTGAGAATAAGAACTTAATGAAAAAAGGTATAGTAGAAAAGTTAATATGAGTTTTCCGCTATTCACACATATAAATATGTTTAGAAATCACCTAACACTAACTCATCTATATAATCTTGAACTTCTTCTTTGGTAGCTGATAGTTTAAAACTTAAATCTGCTTGGTATCTTTTTACCTCTTCATCGTATTCAAATATAATGATTGTAGGAACGACAACTACACCGAAATCTTTGGCGGTTTGGGGGGAGGAAGCTATATCTACAAACTCAATATCACATTCCTTAAGTTTAGATACCCATTCTACTTGGTTAGCTTCATTCCAACTTGCGTTGAAATGGATAACTTTTATTTGAGCTTTAGCAGTAAAACTTAAAAGGAAAAATGTTATTAAAAGTAGGAGATTTTTCATATTACTTTAATTGATCTATTTTTTCTTCTAATCTTCTTAGATCAGTTTTTATTTCGTCTACATCTTCTTTCGTAGTCATAATAGTTTGACGGATCAATTGATCCTTCATATCGTATTCCATACGCGTAACATCTGGTGGTGGTGGTACTGGGAGGGCTTTCGCTTCCTCAATATCAGCCTGTAATGTAAACCACATACCAACAACAGTTGCAACAAAGAATAAGATAATTCCTATTGTTTTTAAATCTAAAGTAATTTGAGTTCCCTCATCTAACTTCTTAGCCATATCTATCTAATAATATAATTTATTCCTGTTGAAAACTCGTACCAATTTCTATTCCAGTATTGGTGATAACGTCCTTCGGTAAATATACCAAGAGATTTGTTAAATCGATATCCAAATATCAACCCACCTGAATAATCAATCCATTGACCGCCATGGAACTTATGGTAACTATAATCGTCTTCAATATCAACGTGATATGGTAATACGTTAGCCCACGAATGAACCCAAAAAGTTTTACTATAATGGTAATAATCAAAACCCATTACTAGTGAATGTTCCCATTTATTAGGTAAAGCACTTCTTTGCTCATTAGCATATTCTGATAGGATTTGTGGGACTACTACAGCTTCAAATACTGCGGTACTATTGGCTACTATTTCACCTTCAGGGTTGGTGTAAACATCACCTAGTCCTAGTGTATTCCAGTTATACCCCATATCTGTAGCGATTTTCATCCACGGGATACTACCATCAGGTCTTATACAATCAGCAAAGGGATCAAAACCATAAGGTTCGGAGATTCTTTGAACTGCACCTACGTTAAACGAGAATTTATTATTTAGTTTTTGTCTAAATCTTTCTGATGATTCAAAATAACCAATATCAGCAAATCCATCTTCTAAGTATTCTACTTTGAATACATATCTGTCAGCTACATATCTTAAGAAATGATCTTGATTTATAAAGGTTTTACCTTGCTGTCTTCTGTAATCTAATTCGAATAAGTACTCAAATCCACTTCTTCTACCTATTGTAGCAGCATCTGAATATGAGTTCTCAGTACCATTTTTAAATCTATTCTGAATGTTTGGTTCGTATCCAAACCTTTGAATCTTTCTCAACCCAAATACTGCTGAGTAATCATAAGGGGTGATTTCAGTATCTGTAGATAAACCATCTGTTACAGAGTATGTAGTGACATCTGAGATAGAATTATTACCATTATATGCTCCGTAAAATGTAGCAAATTTAAAGGTTCTTTTGATTTGGTCTTTTACATTAATTTGACCGAAAACCGAAACCGGAATAAGTAATAATAGTAGTAATTTTTTCATCTTAATCTTCTTTTACAATTCTCTTATTAAATGTTTTATCACCATATCTAATAGATAAGAAATAAATACCATTTGGTAATGCTGTTATATCAATCATTTCTTCAGTTGAGTTTTTAACTAACTCCTTACCTATAGAGCTGTATAAACTATAAGTAATACTTAGTGAAGTTTTAATATTTAGATTACCTGTAGTGGGGTTAGGATAAACTACTATGTTATCAAAAACAAATTCATTAATATCAATAGTGCCACTAGCTGTAGCACAGTAGTTGTATAACGACTGACAATCTGGATCCCAGGAGTTAGTACAGCAATATTCATCTACATCAATTACCCAAGCGTAACATGGATCGTTTAACCAATATGGGTTACCAGGTCCATCTATACAACCAGCATCATAAACACAAGAACTATCTGACACGTTTGCTCCTGGGTTGTAGTTGTGTGCTGTAGGGTCGATACATCCAAATACTGAAGGAATACAAGATCCATTATCTGTGTTTGCTAAAGGATCATAGTTTACTGCACTTGAATCAGTACACCCATACACGATTGGTATACATGGGTTAGAAGGATCATTTGTTGATACTTGATTTACATTAGCTAATGGGTTGTAGTTAAAGGAGTTAGGATCGGTACAACCATATACTTTAGGAATACAAGTTCCATTATCAGTATTAGCTAAAGGATTGTAGTTTAATGATGTTGAATCAGTACACCCATAGATAAATGGAATACAAGTACTATCATCAATATTAGCAGATTGATTGTAGTTAATTGAGTTTACGTTAGTACACCCAAATACTTTAGGAATACAAGATCCGTTATTAGTATTAGCTAATGAGTTGTAGTTGAATGCTGTAGAATCTGTACATCCATATAAAGTAGGGATACACGTTCCGTTGTTTACATTAGCAGTGGAGTCGTAATTGAATGCTGTAGCATCTGTACACCCATAGATAAACGGAATACAAGAATTATCTAAAGTGTTTGCTAACGAATTATAGTTAAACTGAGTTGAGTCTGTACATCCATAAATAAATGGAATACAAGTACCTGCTGTATTAGCAGTTGAATCATAGTTCCATTGAGTGCTGTCTAAACATCCTACAATAATAGGAATACAAGTTCCTGAAACATTAGCTGTTGAATCGTAGTTGAAAGATAAAGGATTCGTACATCCCACTATTACTGGAATACAAGAACTGTCTAAAGTATTTGCTAAAGAATCGAAGTTAAATGCTGAAGTATCTGTACATCCAAATACCTTTTCAATACAAACATCTCCGAATGTTGGTTGAGCAGTTGTAGTCTGAATGATAGGAAACTGTAATGATTGTGCTCCCCAGTAAGGTACATCTACAATAGTATCACCTTCTGGCCCATACAACGTATAAGCTACTTGAGCAATAGAACCTTGAGATTGTTGAGTAGTAAATAAATATAATTCGATTGGTTCGTAAATGTTTAGAGGTACCTCAAACGTTAGAGAGGAACCATCTTGTGGTCCTATCTTATATTGTGGAGAAGTAATATCTCCTTGTTTGATACCTAACCAAGTACCACCCCATCCGTTAGATGCACCATCATAAATCTTTAGAGTGTAATCACCAAACATAACTTCACTAGTGTTGGCGTTAGCATCGTAGTTAAATGAAGATGTATCAGTACACCCTACTATTCTTTGAGTACTACAAGAAGTATCACTTATAGTAGCATTAGGGTTATAACTTAATGAGAATGGGTCTGTACACCCTACGATACTATTTGCACCACTGGAACAAGCACTTCCTGTACTAAACTGAGGAGAAGTATATAGGTACCCAAAGTTTGAGTTAGTCACTGAGTCGGCTAAGTTAAATAAAGTATTTTGATTACAATCTAATACTTGAAGATTACCGTTTACAGTACCTCCATACAAAGTACCATTCAAACCATCACCATAACTATCACCAATAACAACATCAACTAATGCGTTTGTATCAACACAGATGTAGTAAGAGATACCTACACCAGGTTGGTAACCTGAATATGTTCCTGCTGGGGCTGAGTATAATGCTCCGTTGTCATCGTATAACGTCCAACTTGATTCACTACCATAGTTATCAGGAACAAAGTAAACTTGTAAATAAGTTTTACCGGGGTCACAATTTGGAATAGGATCACCCTGACATTGTCCGTCACTAACAGTAGCCCATGGGTTAAACTCAGTAGATGTAGAATCAGTACATCCTATAATATCTTCACAGTCTAAACATTTTTCCCAACAGTTAGTATCTAATACTACTGGTGCTCCATCTACTATTAGGTTTCTATTTGTAAACCCTGCTGCATCTAATAAGAAACAAGTTGCATATGGGTTTTGGTTGTTTTGCATATTTGGGGGTAACTCTTGGTCAGCCCAGTTATCAACTGAATACTTCCATAGCCATCCTGGATTGTTTCCGATATCAATCGTACCTGTCCAAATGTTATCACCATCAGGGTCAGCTAAAGAATCCCAAATACCGCTCCAGCTATTAAATTGACCGCTGACGTATACTTGGGAGAAGGTATCGGGATATGAGTTCATATCTACTGCAAAATCAACAGGATAGGTACATTGTCCATTACTTATATTAGCATTAGGATTATAACTCGAGGAAGTTGAATCCATACAACCAGCTAGTGGTGGTGGTTGTGATAGAAGATTTACAACAGTATCATAAGACCAGTTTGGATTGGACCCTACCCAGTCTATATTGTTGTTTTGAAAATCAAGTTTGGTTAAACTTAAAAGATCACCTTGAGTGTAGTTTCTAATACTAAGGTAAGAGTCTGATTGGAAGTAGTAACTATACCAACCGTAACTGTAAGCACTTTTTAATTCTACATGAATATCTCCAGTGTCGGCATTGATTACTGCATAGCGATATCTTGCTTGATTAGCAGGAGTACAATATGTTTCGTAAAGAGTATCGTTACCCTGAGTAATAACAATTCCTTGAGTATTAGATGAGGTAAACCCTCCGAATTCTAACTCTATCTCAAACCAACCAGTTCCAGGTGTTTGGGATATTCCTAAAAATGGGAGGATCAAAAACAGAGATAATATAAACTTTTTCATAATCAACATTTTATAATAATAAATATAAAAAAAGAGCGCTAATGCGCTCCTCCTTTAAAAATTATATAGAATAATATATTATTTGTTTTTATGTAAGGTATAAACTTTGTTTACCAGAGTAGACTTTGCTATTTTAGGATCAAATTCTTCACCAAACTCATCTTTAGCGTGTTGAAGTAAGTCACCTTTTTTACAGGCGTTTAGTTTACTTTTTGTAACTTTACCTTCAATTAAAGAACCTTGAGCAGCCTCAACTACGTCTTTAACTTGTTCTACAGCTTCAGCAATTGCTTCTTTAGCTTCAGCTATTTCTTCTTTAACAGCTTTTACTCTTTTCTTTGCTTCTTTTACAGTTGCTACTACTTTTTCGTCTACAGTAGTTTTACCTAACAACCAATTCCAAAATCTTTTTAATGTTTCCATCTTTGTTTAAATATTGTTTATATGTTAATAAATACGTTAAAATGCGTTAAAAATGTGGGGTTTATTTAAATTGGTTATCTTTATTACCGGACAGCCAGTTAACTACCAAGGCAACCCTATTTACCTCTGTAAAGTTATAAACCTTATGATTAGTCATAGTTCCTGGATTATGTGAGGGTACAAAAGCTAACATCCTATTAGGTTTCCACTTTACCTCAGTTACAAATTGAGCTGTTTGTGAGGGGTCGGAAGTGTAAATTTCAGTACCTACTTGCCCTTCAAAAGGATATAAATAAAGAACTAATGAAAACACCTTACTCCAATTATCAGCATGGACACAAAAATTATGGCCTGGTTCTCTAATATGGAGATAGGGGGTAACAGATGCACCTTTTGGATCTTTATTAGGGATGTTTAAGGTATCAAAGGTTAATTCTTTAAACTTTGTAACTTGGGAGATTATATCTTGTCTTAAATCCTCATACCCTTTTTCTAGGAAATTGTAGGTTCCAAGTGTGTTAACTGGAGTATCAGCACCCTTTACTTTACCATATTCTATAACCTGGTTGAAAGTATCCTGAGATAGAAAATCATCTACTACAGCATACTTCCAAGGGGTATCAAAATATTTTATTTTACCCATCACAGCTTAAACAATCTTCAGTAGTGCGGGAACCTAAGTCACCTTTAATCACGGAATCTGTACGTAGATAATATAATGTTTTAATACCTAATTTCCAGGCTTCCATATGAACTTGATTAATCCATTTAGGTGAATCCGTTGGATCAAATGCTAAGTTTAACGATTGGGTTTGATCAATGTATTTTTGACGTGTAGCTGCTTGTTGAACTAAAGCTAATTGGTTGATTTCTGGAAATGTCATAAACACTTCCTTTTCATCTTCAGTTAAAATATCATGAGATAAACCCATTACTGAACCATTATCACCCATAATTTGATCCCAAACACGAGTTGTATTGTGTCCTTTTTCAATTAATAGTTTTTCTAATTCAGGATTTTTTACAATAAATGTTCCTTTAGCACCATTAAACACATAAATGTTTGCTGGTTGGGGTTCAATACCTGCTGAACAACTATTGATACGAGAGTTAGATACAGTAGGAGCAATTGCTAACAAATGAGTATTTCTCATACCTGTACCTTTACACCAAACTGGTTCTCCATACTCTAAAGCCATTTGACGGGAAGCTGCTTCAGCTTTTCTTTGAATATCACTAAAAATAGTGTGTGTCCAAGCTGTAGCACCAATAGAGTTAAATGCTATATTTTTCTGTTGTAAGAATGTATGCCATCCCATTACACCTAAACCTAATGCTCTACCTTTTTTAGCTGAGCGGTGAGTTCTAATCATTGAATCCTTACCATTGGTTTTCTGGATAAACTCCTCCATTACACCATCTAAGAAGTAAGTAGCAATCTCAACTACATCTGTGTTTTTCCACTCATCATATTTAGCTAAGTTAAGTGAAGATAAACAACAAATAAAACTATGCTCCTCATCTGTATGTAATGTAATCTCAGTACAAATGTTAGTCATAGAAACATCTAGATTATTCATACGATAAGCTAAAGGATTGTCTTTGTTAACATTGTCCTTAAACATAATGTATGGTTCTCCCGTTTCTACACGTGATTTAAGTATTTCAAGCCATAGTGACATGGCCTCGCTGTCTCGATCCTGTAAGCGCTTCATAAACGCATCATCTACAACAACAGCCTGGTGTAAGTTTAAACATTGTCTGTTAGGATCACCTTTAGGTCTACGGATCTGTAAAAATTCTTTAACATCAATATGGTTAATATCTAAATTAACAGATGCTGCTCCTCTCCTTACTGAACCTTGATTAGTTGCAATAATAGTAGAATCATAAATTTTAGCCCAAGGAACTATCCCTTCAGATCTTCCGTTTCCTGTGATGCCTTCTCCTCTTCCTCTAATTCTACTAAGGGATATTCCCACGCCTCCCCCATAACTAGTAAGGCGCATAAGCTCTGCGTTAGTGAGGCCAATACCACGTACCGAATCCGGAGTATCAACACCAAAACAACTAATTGGCAAACCCCTATCAGTACCAGTATTACTGAGAACAGGAGAAGCGAGACCAATCCATCCATTCCAAATATATTTAAAGAATTTATTAGCTAAGTCTGGTCTGTTTAATCTGTCAGCTACAGCATTAGCTACACGTCTATACGCTTTGCGAGGTGTTTCCCCAGGTAATAAATATCCTTTTGAAATCGTAGACAACGCTACGTCATCAAAAAACTCTGGGTAATCTTTACCTCTTTCCCATTGAGAGGTATCTGCTATAATATTGTTATCCATAATTAAAATATACTTTCATCCCATTCCATGTGTCCTTTGGAATAGTTTGTTACTCTATTTGCGAAGAAATCTGTATGTTGTTTTCCACCTGATAAGGCACCAAACCAACTCATTCTCTCTACTGCTGTCATATCTACTCCTTCGATGATTGCTTTGTAACCTAAATCACCTAGTTTTACGTTGACTCTATTTTTAATAAAGTGAACTAAATCATCTTTAGGACATCCCTCTAAATCACCTAACTCGTAAACTTTATTTATAAAATCTAACTCCAGTTTTAAAGATAATAAAGCTGCTTCATTTATCGCTGCTTCAAGCTCTGGTGTTTTGATTTCAGGATTTTCATCGATAAGTGTTCTGAATAACCAACATCCTGCTTCGGAATGTAATGATTCATCTCTAATAGACCATTCAACAATTTGACCCACTCCCTTAAGCTTGTTTCGCATTTTAAAAGATAGGAGGATGGCGAAGGAAGAGAATAAATTAACTCCCTCGGTAAATGCTGAGAATATAGCGAGTGATTTAGCAATCTCGTGAATATCTTTTTCGCCATTAAAACTATCCCTAACAGAAGTAAGATTTTCAATTTTAGCCATCGTAGCCTCATCTTCCAAAAATTCATCGAAATTCTCAAGTCCAAGTGTTTCATTTAATAGTGAATATGCTTCAGCGTGTATTGTTTCAAACGCGCCAAATGTTGTAGCCATCATAATAACTTCTGGTTTTCTAAACCATTTTGTTACTAATCCTGACCAATAATCGTTTACAACTGTTTCTGTTTGAGCAAATCCTTTAAGGATAGACCCAATAATATTTTTTTCTGTTTCATTTAAATTTGAGCTCCAATCTGTGATGTCGCTCATCATTGGTACTTCAGTATGAAGCCAATGTGCCTGCTGTTGTTTTAACCAATAATCAGCAGCCGTTTGGTATTCGAAGGGCTTGTATACAATGCGTTCCTCTAGGAGGGATTTACGTTTTGCCATTTGTTTTGTTCTTTTAAATATTACTTAAAAATTGAGCAGCATTTTGTTTAGTCTCTAGACTAAAATTGTTAGAACCATCATTTATATATGATTGGGGCTGCTGTGGAGCAATACTTTCTATCTCTTCTTCAGATACAATCTCAAAGGTACCAGTAGACACATCAGCCTTAGCGCCAAAGGTAAGGCCATCCATACCGTAGCGGTTTTTCATAATATGCCATCTACCGGTTCCATTGATTTTGTCCTCTTTCTTTCTAGAAAGTGATGCGGCAAAATCAGTCACCATCATTTTATCGTAGGAACCTGCTGCTTTATGACCCTCAATAATGTCATCTTGAGCACCCTGTCGGTTTACTTGAGATACACTCCATATTGGAACGTCAAGTTGGCGAGCAAGCCCTTTTGTGCTTAGATAAATATCGTCAATTTCGTCCTTACGTTCCCTATTTGTTTTCTTACTTCGAAGAAGGTCAACATAATCAATAATTATTAAATCAGGCTTCATACCTAAGTCAATACACTTTACAACGTGTGATTCAACTGTTGATACTGCTGCCTTACCTGTCGCAAACTCCTTGATGATTAGGCGACCTGGTAAGTCTTTTAGAGTTTCAGCAATCCTATCTTTATGATTATTTACTTCACTAACAGAGATTTTAGTAAAGAAGGCGTCATATCGTTTCCCAACATACTCTTCTCCTAGTTCTAAAGTATAATGAACAACATTATACCCCATTTTTACTGCATGACCACCAAGTGCTACTAGTGACCAAGATTTACCACCTCCTGGATTACCAAATATAAGACCAAAGTCACCATTTCCAAGTCCACCCTGTAATAACTCATTGAACTGAGGCCAAGGTGTAGGGATAGCTGTTCTATGTTCTTCTCTATAACGGTCTTCAATGTCTTTTTCATATTCATGTCCTAGATTTTTATCTTGTCCAGCTCTTAAAGCATTTTCAATCATCATTTTAATAGAATCATAATCACCAGCCTTAAGTAAATCTACACTACTAAGTAGTGCTTTTTTTAACTGTTGGTTCTTACAGAAGTCTGAGAACTCACTTTCAACAAACTCTGCATCTGTATCTCTATGGTTAACAGCCTCACGAAGTTGTTCTTTAATAGATACTTGTAATACTTCGTTTTCAACCCTGGCTAACTCTACTTTTAAAACCTCAAGTGTAGGTGTTGTATGGTATTTGTCGTAATACTTCAATATCTCACCCACAACCCATTTGTGAGCTTGGTTATCAAAGTATTCTTCGCTTAAGATATCATGGATGTTGATTAGGAACTCTTTATTATTTAATAATGAAGATAGAACCTTAACCTGAAATCCAGGACCATATTGATTTAGTGAGTTTAGGGTCATGTAACTTATTTATTGTAACTGATTAAATCCTTGAATGTGTTTTGAATCCAGTAATCAACATTTTTAATCAAATGTCTCAAACCATCTTCAGCATATAATCTAAGAAAAAGATCTGAGTTTAACACGGGGAAATCAGAAGCTTCTAAATCTCTTAAATACTCTTTTTCTAAGTCATCCATCATAGGATTATGTAAATCCATAATCTTATAAGTACGTCTTAAAATCTCAGCATCTAACCCAACACGAGAGTAAATAGTATGTTCTTTATATTTTTCAATCGAGGATTCAATAATATCCTCTAAAGTAACAATACGTTCACCTAACTCTGGGAATAGTTTTTTAAGTTTCTTTTCACCTAAACCCTTAATCCCTGGGATTTTATCTGAAGCATCACCCATAAGGGTTTTATATACAATAAAGTTTTCAGCTAATACCCCAAACTTTTTCATCACTACTTCCTTAGTATAAAAATCTTTTTCAATAGGACGATAAACTGTGATTTGGTCATCTGTTAACTGAATAAAATCCTTATCACTGGAGACAATAAATGCTTTATTTTCAGGGTCTTGTTTAGTAATATACTTGCTTAAATAGCCTATAATATCATCAGCTTCAACTTTGTCAAGTGCTACGGTTTTAACAGGTATACACTTTAAATATTGTACTAATCTAACGATTTGGTCTACTTTAGCATCGTGTTCTTCATCTAAATCTTCAAAAGTATCCCAGTTAGTTATTCTACTAAGATGACGGCCACCCTTATATTCGGGGAGAAGGTTCTTCCTATTAGTGGTTGAACCTTCCCCATCGAATACAATATAAATGGATGTTGGTTGGATTTGATTAACTAAAGTTCCTAAAGAGCGAAGAAATCCACCTAAACCCCCAATATGTGCTCCTTCGGAGTTAACAATATTGAGCATTGCGAAGTTGCGAAAGAATAGATTTAGACCGTCGATTAATAATACTCTGCTATTTCTACTAAAGGTAGTTTCCTCCCGCTCCTCTGACAGATTGTCAAGGAGACTTAATAAATCCTTTTTGTCCATTTTTAATCAGGTTCTTGAGTGAATGTTACTTGTGATTCGACTACATCTGCTTCTTCTACAATATCAAAATCGCCACCACCTAAAATCTTAACCCATTCTGCTGAATGGTCATTCTTATAGGCTTTAAGTGATTTATCATTGTCCTCGATAAAACCATGAGGTGTCATAATAATACGACCTCTTGTAGTAATACCATTGATATGGTTTTTATCTACTTGAAGATTTGTACGCTTAGCAAACTCAACTTGTTTACCATCCTTAATCGCTTTGATTTTAGATGTACCAGCGTTTGAAATATTACCAAATGTAATAACAAAAGTTGCGTCATACCACATTGTAAAACCACCTTTATTCATCAACTTAGGCATAGACATAGGAGTTTCAGCCTTTGCAGTCCATACTTTATTAACACAAACTAATGTATTAGTGTAAGGTGATGACTCTTTACGAGACATTACAATCTTTTGATTAACAACATTTCCAAACTGGGTTGACATAGCACCAGCATTCCATTCGTTGTTATTTTTCTTTTTCTCAACAGACATTTGACAAGGTATAGAACCGATACTATCCCATAGGAATAATAAATCATAAGGTAAGTTACCTTTCTTTTGCTCATCTAATAAGTCAAGAATAAAACCAGCAACATCTTCAATAGTGTGGAGTGATTCACGGTCAGCGTAAATAAAGTTACCCTGGTAGTCTAATAACTCACCTGTATTTTTATCCCAGATTTCTTCTACCTCAAGACCCATCTGCATAGCGTGTTCCCAGTTCCATTTCATCTCAGTTACGATGAATACGGGAAGGACACCTGATTTTTGAGCCGATACAGCAGCTTCAATCATTGCTGTAGTTTTTCCTGTATCCGAATGACCACGTAATAAACAAACATGACCCATTGGAATACCAGGGACTGATGTTACTGATTGGTAAGCATCAGAGAGCGGGATCCATTTTTGTGGTTTAAACTTAACATTACCACCTAGACCTTTTTTGTCTTTGAAGCTGTTAAGATCAAACTTGGATTTAATCTCGGCGGACATAGCCGCCGAGAGTGATTTACTTACTTTTTTCTTAGCCATGATTAGAAGGGCAAGTCATTATCCTTATCCTCATCAAACAAACTATCAAACTTATCTAGTTTGGTTTGTTTTACTTGAGTATTAGATGTGTTCATCGAATAGTTGTTAGAAGCTGGTGTTTTATCTTCATCGATAATATCACCCTCTTGTGCTGATCCTTCAGGATTTAACCATGAAGCCAAATGTTGTTTGGTTTGATCATAATCTACGATACGATTCTTAAACAAATCTTTAGGATTAACTTGGTCTTCCAACCACGTTTTTACTTGATCTGCATCCTCTGAAGCATTAGATACTTTCATTGATGGAGATGCTGTAGTACGATTGTACTTAGTACCTGTTACTTCAGGTCCTACTGTTACTAACTTGATGTCACGACCTGATGCTACATCAGTGTAATCACCTACTTCCTCATCTACTGCTAGTTGTAGGAATGTCTCATATAACTCTTTACCAAACTGCCATACTTTAACACCCTCATCTTCACGACCGCGAACGATAATAGGAGCAAAGTAACGAACCTTAGGATCTAACTTCTTAGCTAGTTTCCAGTTCTCTGATTCGCTGGTTTGGCGGAGTTGTTTTGTAAACTCGATGATTGGATCTTTTAAAGTCTCACCACTTTCGTCTACATAGTTTGTACGCGAAGGCATTACATTAGCACCAATACCGTAATAGAATAACATCTCGGTAAATGGCATTTTGGGGTTGAACTTCGAAGGTACAATACGAATTGTTTGTTTACCTACTTCAGGTTTCCAGAAGAGCTGTCGGCGCTCACCGTTGTTTGAATTACCCGTTTTCTCTAGGGCATTCAAACGTTGTTTGATTACGTCTAAATCCATTATTAAAACTATTTATTATTATAACTATTTACTTGACTAAATATACGAAACCGATTTGGGGCATCCAAACTTAAAGGTCAATTATTTTAAAAATCTTTGTTTTAAGTTGTTTCAAATCTGATTGTTGGGTTAGAAGGATAGTATTACGATAGTGCATCCATTCTACTCTATATCTTCTATCTACAACCCCATCATTTAATGATTTAATAAGCTCATTAAGGGCGTTGATAGTGTATAAAGTGTTTGATTCTTTTTTTCTATGTACTAATATTGTATTAGCTGGGATAGCATTGATGTTGCCCTGGTCAACATTGTAAGTAACAACAAGTTCTTCACTGTCTTTAATCTCAAGGACAAACATCTTATTATACATAATGTCGTACTGGGAAGTAATATCTGAGATTAAGCTGTCTAGGCCCTCACGAGTGGTGAAGGTGCAAAATAATTTATTGTTCAAATCTTTGGTGTTTATACTATCAGTAACAAAATCGTAACCTGATGTATAAATATCTAAAGGATTAGGTAAAGTTGTAGTTGAGTCCATTTTTTTCTGTTATTCGTAACTTAAATTTATTAAAAACCTGTTTTATTGCATCTATCACATCTTCTTCACCTTTATCTACGTCAAATAAAAATGAATCATACGTGTAAAGAATCAATTTGGTATTCCTACCTTTCAATAGCTTGAATATACGAAAGAGTATTTGAATATTCACGCTTGTTTCCATATTTTGTAAAACGTAGTTAAACAACTTTTGTGGGTTCATATCCTCAAGTTTATCTTTTTCAAAAACATAGTTAGATATAGGACATACAAGTTTACCCTCTTCTTGAAACTCGTTCCAGATTATCTGTATATACGCACTTGTCTTCTTAAAAAATGGTAAATCTTGGTATTGTTTAAATACACCCCCGTATAGTTGTTTAAACGTTAGTTCTTTAGCTTTTTTGTAATCAACACCATACATGCTTGCAAAAGCCTTATGTATATCACTATCACCAAAGTCATAGTCAACGAGAATCCCACTAAGAGTAGGATGGTAGGCGCTAATATCAAATTCCACAAACTCATCATTACGAGGAATAAAACTTTCCCTACAGCCGTTCTCTTTTGGGAGAGCCGCATAGTTGATACCATCATACTTGTTGGAAGGCCTAGTAGTAAGGGTCTTAAAATTGTAAGAAGTAAAAACATACTCGTTTGACGGAGTCCTCTGGAAGTGTTTTTTAAAGGCATCTTTATCTATTTTTATTCCACTACGCTCTATTGCGTTTAGTACAAGTGTTGCTTTATTATTATAAAAGTTGTTTACCGGTTGATTAACGCGGTGCTCTAAATCATCATATACTTGCTCGCAAACCTCATAATGTTTGGTTATAGGCACTATAGCGTTGGTATCAACGCGTGTATCGTATTGTCTGTATATAAAACTATGTGCTTGTGTTTTCGGTGGTATATACGTAGGAAGTGTTAGCGTGATATCGATTAAAGGTTTTAGAATTGTATAGTGTAGGAAATCTTTCTTATCCCTAACATATATTTTCTTGAAGTTTTTTAACTCCAAATACACCTCATCTTCAAATAAGTTTAAACACTCACTATGATTAATCGGTAGTATATAACCCTTTGTCTCCCTAATCGGTCTAATATAAAAAGCACATATAGAGTTTTCTATAGGATGTTGCCAGTGGTTAAGTGGGATGATGTCCATAAACACTTCCTCAAAACCTCTATTACAAAACTCTTTAAACTTATCTTCTCCTTCTATTAACCAAAACATAGTGTGAATATACGATCACTAGCTTGGTTTCCAAAATTTAAGGTAATCGTTTTTTAAGAATTGGTTAAATGCTGGGAGTGGGAGTTGTTTCATATAAAGTTCAACCATTTTTTGGTTGGTTTCTTTTACATTAGATTCTTCACCGCTTATTACCCATTGTAGATTAAAAGAAAAATAAATTGGGTTTTGTGATATACTATTATCTACTACTTCGTAATAGATATTTTCATTTCTTTTTTTAGTAAAAAACCTTGTTATCTCTCCTGTTTGATAATCCCCTTGAGTTGGTTGGGGGTTATAAGGCACAGGAAGGGTTGGATTATAAGTTTTTGATTGGTGGGTGATAGTGCTGTATGTTCTATTTTGGGGGGTGAATCTATAATCTATAAGTCCTGGGTAATCAGATGATTCTTCTGGGAGTTTTTCTAAGATAAGGGTTTGACCATCATTAGGTTCTTTACCAGTATATAATATACCTTTAAAAGTTTTAAAGTAAGGACCATAATAAACTTCCCCAGTAGAAGCGATTATTAATTCACCACTACTAAACAAATTGGTTTCTATTTTGGATTTAGGAATATACATTATGTGTTTGCTCTATTTAATTCATCAATTACACCCTGTTGGATAAAGTCTGTAGTAGATGAACGGCGGGTTATTTTACCTTCATCTGCTAAGGCATTTGCTAAGTTTCTAGAGCTAGAAGCTGCGGATCCACCGCCTATAACCATATGGAAATGTTTACCAGTTGCTTCTTTAGTAGGGTCAGCATACTCATTTATAAAACTAAACTTTTGTAATACATCCCCAGCTGTATATTCTTGTAAAACTGTCACAATATTTTTTATATTTGTTTCAGTTGGGGGTGAGATTACAAAGTCTAGGGCATTACCCGTAGTATGAAGAGATACATAATCTGCTTGTAGATTTTGATGGTATAAATCATTTCCCCCTGTTACGGAAATAACGAGATTTGGGTAAGTTGCTTTAATATATCTGAAAACAGCCTCAGATGCTACCTTCATATCAAATGTAATGTCTCCACCATTAGCTATTTCTTCACCCTTTTCTAGATACCCTAATTCATCTAATACAGTTCTTAAATCCGTGGCATTCGGGATCTCTGAAGGGGTAAAGGAAGGATCATTCGTCACGGCGTTTAAGATTTCATCGCGTATTTGGAATTTATCAAATAATTGTAAGTCTTCTTGAAATTGGACTTTAGGTTGTGCTATAGTATCAATATTAGTCACCCATCTATTTCCTGTAAACCCATGAGATACTCCTTTAACTATAAAAATTAAATAATTAGGATAATATGATGGTAAAAATCTAGTGTCTACATGGATTTGATCATATATTCTAATACCAGAAATACCATCCATTTCAAGATTAAGATTTATAGGTAGCATCCCTATTTGATTCGAAATACGATTAGGATTTTTTGAATGGTGTGAACATTCTAACTTAATTAAAGATTGTAAAAAGTTTTGTTGTAATTTAATAAAACTTGAAAATTCAGTTTTATCTCCCATTGCTGGGAATTTATACACATGATGTTTATTGATGAGTTCCGGACCTTTAAAGGCTTGGATTTGGTACCTACTCCAAAGTTGGGTAATTTTTGCAGTTAAAGATTGAAATTCTTTTTCTTCATTTATTTCTTTTTGGTCACGGGTTATTGAATCTATTTTTTCAGGGATAAACCTATCTACTAAACCAAAATTCCATTTTGATAACATAGTTGAGTCTTCCCCAACAACTTGACCATTGGATTGAGCTCCAATAGCTACAGTAGTTGCAAATTCGTTAGTTAATTCTGTTTTTAAACCAAAATTAGTTATAAAACTACCATCATTTTCATTTACCCCATATATATTAAATTTTTGAGCTTTTTCTTCGGGTTGGTTTAATTTAATACCATATAAAGGGGTTTGATCAAAAATTTCTACAATTCTATCTTCCTTAACCCTTATGTCAAGGTTATTAACTCCCCCTAAACAACTATTGGCAGTATCTAAAAGATTTTTTATAAACTTGTATAAAGGTAATTTACCACTTTTAGCATCTCTTAATTTATCTATTTCACTATAAAGGTATTCTTTTTCAAAATAAATATTCATTATATCCCCCCCTATAATTTCATTTCCTGGGACTTTGGTGTCAAATTCCTCTAGGTTTAGTGGAATTTCTGCACCCCCATCCAAAGAAACTTGACTATCAAACACACCTTCAACTGTAAAATAATCAAGGTCTTTTGGGATTTTATCTAATAGGGTTAATGGTAAAATACTACTATCAGAAAATGGAAGCTTTCTTCGGATCATTACTTTGGAAGGATCTGCTGAAACATTAATTTTAGGATTATAGCAGAAATTTTTACCGGGTGTGGTATCTATAGTAAGTATAGGGGTTGATTCATTATAAATTAAAAGTTTTTCCTGTATAAAATCTAATAAATCTCCAAATCTTAAATAATAATAGTGGTCTTTTTCTCCAAATATAGCATTACCACTAATTATTTTACCTGAGGAATTAGTATAAAACCTATCATATCCTAGAAGAGCAGAATATTCTGTTTGGGTAGAGTTTTTAGAGCCCTCTATATTAATACCCACGATAGAAATATCTTCTTTAAATTCCCTAACTAATGTTTTTTTAGTAGGTAAAATAGTAGAAGTATCATAAGATGCAAATATAAAACTATTTACAGTTGATTCACCCTCGGGGAGTGTTGCCTCATAGATAAAAGCTTCTAAGGCTGAGGAGTTTTTTCTATCTATTACATCAGCAACAGGTTCTCCCTCATCGTTAAAATCTAGGAAAATATCCGGAAAGTAGGGGTTAATATTTAGAGATTCAATAATATCACCCCATGAAATCATAGTTAAAGATACACTATAAAACCCTGATGGGTTATATTCCCAACTAAAGTTGGTCACCTTACCAAAAAACGCATCATAATTCCCACAAGAACGTTTTCTTTCTTCTTCTATCTTATCATTAAGAATCCAAACAGAATCAAGTTGTTTTTTAAAAGATTCGATTTGGGAAGGTGTAAGAGTTTCTCCAATACCATCATTATCTAATGTACGTAAGGTTAGTATTCTATCTATTTCTTGTTGGGTTGGGGTTTCTTGTTGAAGGAAATCATAAATAAGTCCGGGTTCAGCTAGAGCTCCCTTTATATATTCTTTATCATTATTAAAATATGAAGAGTTACCCCATTCTAAAAACATAGAATAACCTAATCTTAAATATAATGTTTCTATAAGTTCTAATTGTTCAGCATCATTTACTCTAAGAGAAATATTTGCCTCCCTTAAGGAACCCATACTTTTTGATTTTATATCTACAGATTGAATGCCTGGCATAGCTACTAAGCCAAAGTCTCCATTTTTTGAGGAATATGCTGAAGTAGTGGAAGCAGTAGATTGGTCAGTTTTGGTTGTGATTCCTTTCCTCTTAAGTAAAGAATTATTATCATTTCCGAAGATTGATTGTTCTATACCCCCATGAAGTATTAATTTTTGAGATAATGTAGACCCCATAAAGGAATCATCTAAACCTAATAATTCTAATCTTTGTTCTCCTGTAGGTACTTCAATATCTATCCCATTATAACCTTCAGAATTTAGAGTATCTAGATTTATTTTAATAATAGTATTAATTTCAGGAGATACCGTTTGGGAAGAAGTAGTATCCCCACCAGCATCATATCGAGCATTTTCATATAATTCTTTAGTTGTGAAGGGGATGCGAATGGTACTATTTTTTATATCAACTGATGAGGCTAGTCTAACCCAAGAGGTTTTACCACTAGACCAAGATATATCTGTAGAATCTTTAGTGAGTTTACCAAGTTTTTCTTGACGGACCCTTATTTGATCTTGGACGTATTGTTTATGGGATTTTCCAAGTAGGTTAGTTCCTTCCATAACTTATTATTGATTTGCACGTTTGTAACTTGATAATACTTGTGATATATTACCTGGGATTCTAAGTTGGACGCCTATAGGAGGGAATAAACTACCATCAATATATTCAGGGTTAGCATTGGAAATAACCCACCATAATGATGAATCTGAGTAGTATTGGAGGGCTAACCTATCGTATCTATCTTCAGCTTGAGTAATAACGTAGGTATCATTTTCAGAACGAGGAATATCAGGATAGATATTAGTTTTGTAATACCTAGTCCCTGTTTTATCCTTTTTACGCCCTATATTAGTATATCTACTCATTATTTAACTTTTGTAGCATTTTCAGTTCCCTTATTATATAAACTATTTTCTCTCCCACTATCAGCAGTTAAAGATAAGAAACGTTCGTTAATACTCCCAGCTCCATTTATATCTTTTACGGTTTGTGGTAAGAATTCATTTATTGGTTTGAAGGTCATTGAAACTTCAATTCTGTGTGCTAATTCTTTTACATCCGTATCTTCAGTAATTGAAGAGGTGGATGAATCAATATTACCTGTTCTTTCACTTGGAATAGCAATCTCCCAAGTTGAATCATCTGGAGTTGTATATGTTAAGCTTTGTATAATTCCTGGATATTCGTAGACGTAACCACCAATAGTAAGTTGGTGGATATTTCCTCTCATAAACCCAGGACTACTAAAATTAGGAGCTAGAGTTGAAGCTAAATAGTTTAGCTTTTGGTACATTGTAGATAGTTCTCTTTTTGATTGAGCTATTACAGTCCAGTTTAAGGATAATGTTCTATCAAACCCTTGATAGTTATAAAATTTTTCACCTCTACCTAAATACTTAAAATCACTCCACTCTGCTGAGAAATTATCTGTAATACCACTAATATAAGATCTAAAGTGGATAAATGTTTTTTTAGATGGTTCATCAGGATCAATTACTGCAATCCTGAATTTGACTAAGTCATTTTTTGTACCGCTATTAGTAACATTATCACTACGGTAAAGGTACATATTGTTAATTTTATCAGTCCCCGTATCTGAACCTAATGCAGCATAATCACTTCTATTAATATCAAGATTACCAGGATCACCTAAATTAATTCGAGTCTCAATCCTATTTAAAGGATTACTATAATCTAAACCTCTTGATAAAACCCCTGTTTTATTTAGACTTTTAATTTCGGGACTACTTAGGCTTTTTCTTTTAACTGCTCTAAAGTCTTGGATTATAGTTGATGTTTTTGAGGAAGTTTGAGATGCTATTTCTTCTTGAGATAGTGTAGCAAATAGACCTTGGTTTTCAGTATATCCAAACCCTAAACCTTTTAGTTGAGTAGTTGATACTCTATTAACTACTGTTTGTCCTACCCCAATATCTGAACCAGGACCTCCTGAATATGTAAATAGTACTCCTGGGTTTGTATCTTTTGTGTTAGTGATTTTATTTCTATAAAGGCTATATAATCGATTTAAGGTAGCTGGTTGGTTTTGTTTTACTAAATCACTATATGTGATAAGAGATAAAGCCGTTAACCCTGTTGGGTCTATTCCTTGTTTATTAGGGTGAGCCCCAAAAGCATTTCCACCAGCAGCCAATAATGTAGATAATGGGGTATAAGTTCCTTGGTTTAGTGGGTTTATGCGGTTACGAGTACTAGCAGAAATCCCACCTAAACCATTTTCTCCTAACCCATTAGAAAGAGCTAAACTAGCTAACTCTTGAACATTTTGAAGTCTTTCACGAGCTGTTAGATTTTCAATAGTATCACCTGCTTGTAGTTTTACACCGGTTCTAGATAATAGGTTTTGTTTAGCGACAAATAATAAACCATTAGGGGATCTAAAGTCAAAAAACATTTGGGTCAATCTACTAGCATCCGTAATAGATCTAGTCAGAGATAAAGCCCCACCCCTGATAATAAAATCTGGGGAGTTAGAGGCTAAAGAACCTAGTGTAAAGTTCCTCCTATCTCTAACTTGTTCAAACGTTTGGTCTGAATCGTTGTAATCAACCCCTGGTATTCTAGATGTGATATAGGGTTGGCTACTGTTACCTCCGTTTTTTCGGTCAGTAGATGGTGGAACTCCAAACTTTAGCTTATTAAGCTGTGTTGTTGAAGTTACTAAAGGCATATTCTAATTAATAACGTCCGTCTCTAGGACCTAAATCATCATAGTTTTGACCTTCTCTTGGGTCATGTGCTTGTGTGTGACCATATCTGGGTTCACTAATCTTAGCACCACCAGCCATATCTAAACGTGAAGGACGGGGTAAGTCATTTGCAACACCGTCAACATAGTCTTGGTATGCTGGGTTCACAGTAGCAAAATATTTTCCACTAGTAGAGTAACCATGTGCCTCATTACCCCCATCAGCGTGTAGTAAAGATTCTTTAGTAGCACCCATGTTAGTTGAAGGAGAAGTTCCTTGCCATTTAGTAAGGTTTGAACTCTTATTTGATAATAATCTATCTTTTAAACTCATAATATGTTATGTTTTGTTATAAATATTAGAAACTAGCGCTTTTAGCGAAGGAAGAACCTACTTTATCACTATCCATGTATACGTTTGAATCTTTTGCTAATAACCGTTCTAACAGGGCATTTGTCCTACTTTGTTCACTATTACCTGCGGATGTAGCCGAGTTTGTAATGTTAGGTGAAGCCATGATACTATCACCTTTAGCTGTAACTGCCATAGCACCGTAGCTATCTGTAATAGTAAATGGTCCTTTAGATGAAGGTGCAATACCATCCTGAACAGATTGAGCTACCATAGCTGTACCTGCTCCTATAGCAGACATTAAACCTATAATACCAGCCGCAGCTAACGCAGGGCCAGCAAGTGGTCCTGCGAAAAAAGATGAAGCCGTAATATCTGCAATAGCTTTTATAATGGATAAAGTTGCTAACCCCGCTAAAACTCCTACTAAGGCTACAGCTGCTACTTTGGATTGAGCTAAAAATCCAACTACAGAAGCAAACCCATCTATAATAGGAGACAATACAGTTCCTATATCACCTATAATACCTTGAATTTTTTCGAGTGAAGCTTGGAATTTTTCGGATGCAGATTGAGCTTGCATGGCTTGGTATGATTGTTCACCATATTGAGCTATAAAATCATCTTGAGCTAAATTGAGGTATTGTTGCTGCATTACCATATCCGCTAAATCATTACGAGACATGCCTAAAGCAGCTGCAGCGGCTTCTTGTTGGATTCTATTCCCAGTAGCAAATGTTTCAGTAAGGGCAGTATTTTCAGCTATTTCTTTTGATAAAGCAGCTGAATCGTTATTAAGAGCTGCTAATCTAGCTTTTTCTAAATTAATTTCTTTACCTAATAATAATTCTGCTTTAAGTTCGTTCTCAATAGATGATTCAAACTGAAGTAAAGAAGCAGCAATTGCATCTACTTTTTCTAAGTTTAAACCTAAAGCTCGAGCTTCAGTAGCTGCTTCTGCTAATAGCTCAGGAGACATCCCTAACGATACTACAATAGATGCGGATGCTGTTGCAATATCATTTAGTACTGCTTTAGCACTGATTGCTGATTTATTTTGTTTGTTTATAGCGTTAACAGTATCAACAGTATTTTCTAATACTGAGTTTGTGTCTTCGCTTTGTGTTCTAGCTAATAATGATAGTTGAGAGGCTTCTTTAGCACCAAACCCTAACTGTTTAGTTAGAGTAGTCATAGTAACTAAAGTATCACCACTAAATGTTGAAAGTAAACCTGTAGTTTCTACTAAATCTGTAAGGGATTTATTTAAATCCTTAGAATTAATAAATAATTTTTCTGAATTGGTAGCAGATAATGCTAAGTTATTTTGTAGTTGGTAGGCATTGTTGTAACTAATACCTAAGTTTTTCTGTAGGTTAGCTATATTATCGCTACCAGCCAATGCTGCCTTAGCAATAGCTAAAAAAGCAGCTTCTCCTAATAAAGCTGTTTTTTGAGCTTTATTAAGTTCACCCCCTAATAATTTAGCTGATAAGCCTGATTTGTCAAGATTAGAAAGATATTCTTTAGCATTTTCAAGAATATTACCTGTAATACCTTTTTGAGCTATTTGTTCAGTATTAATGTCATTAATAGCACCTAAAGTGTCTATTTGGGATTGGAAATAATCCCTTTGATTTTGTAGAGTTTCTTCGTTAAATATAGCTCCTGCCGCTTTAGCAGCATTGATTTTCCTTTCAAAAGTTGCTTTTTCTTTTTGAACTTTAGCAAGTTCTTTTTCTACTTCTTTAGCAACGTTTTGTCCTTTTTGAGCTTTTTCAAGTAACCCCTGTTGAACCTTTAATTGAGTATTAGAACCTTTAACCCCTTTTACTAAGTCATCCCCTAAGGATTTAACCACACCCCTGGCTTCTTCCTGAACCAGATTAAGATTATCTTTTAGTTCAACCTTAAGTGCATCCCCAACTCCTTTAAACCCACCTTCTAGGAGAATAAATTCCTCTCTAAGTTCTTGTATTTGTTTTTTTATTTCTTCGGGTGTAGCCATAATATATCTATATGTTATACATATTACTTATAACTAGTTTTATTACCAAATTTTGGGGTAGAGATTTTACCATCTTTACCTATTAAATTGCTAGTATTAGAAGATTTTTTAGATTCAGATGTTTGTTCTGCTTGTTTATCGTAATGTTCCTTTATCTTTTGATAAGTAAACTTACGGAGCCAAAGTGGCATATTGTAAACATCGTTCCAACTATAACCACCTTGACCATAAAAACAAATTTCATGGATTTGAGTTAAAAAGTTAACTCTATACTGCTTAGCCGAGGTCGACGTCAGGCCAAAAAAAGCTAATCCCAATTGGGATAGAGAGAGATTTTGTTGTTCCGGAGGGAAAAAAAGTTAAATCAACGTCAGGTTGGATTTTTTGAATATATTCCCTAAATGCTCTAGCATCTCGAGCTAAGAAAGCAGTATCCACAAACTCTCGAATAGTTTTTCTTTCTCTATCACCATTGATAGACGTAATCATATACTTCAACCTAGTTGTTAGTTCTGGGGAACCCTCTACGTTAATTTTCTTTAAACCCTCTAACTCTTGAGAGACTTTAGTTTCGTCCCCCTGAGTTAATAGTTTAAATGAGATTTCATTACTAGAGGTAGGGAGAGTGAATTGAAATTCATTTAATCCCTTAGTATATAGTGATTCATCTAATGGTTTATTTTCTAATAAAGATAAGTCTACTGATTCTTCTTTACCGTTGTATGTAAACTTATAATCAGCTCCATACCCTAAAATACGAGCAGCTATCATAATAGCATTTTTATCCCCAATAAGTAAATCATTATAATTAATATCAGATACTATTAAGGATTTTAGGAGTTTATCCAATACACTCCCATTAGCAATATAATTCTGGTTGGTGAGGATATCTTCCTCCTTAGCAGTCATATACTTAATTTCAATTGTACCCGAGGAAAGTAGGTTATCACTAGGATAAATTAAACCTTTAGAAGGTAATTCGATTGTTTCTGTTGGTAATTTAAAACTCATATTTTATGTTATAACTTTATTCAAAAATAAATACCGCGAAGGTAAATTCTTTAACAAATTATTTAATTAGTATTGGCGAGACTGTTGTCTCTTTATATCAAGATCACCATAGATCTTACTTTCTAGTTTATCGACTCTGGAGTCGGTATGTCGAACAACGTTTTGTTCTACTTCATCAATTCGAGAATATAACTCTTGTCGAGTCTTCTCAAGTTGTCTATAAATATCTTCAAACGCGTGGTTTGATGAAATATTTAAGTTATCAATGTCCTTCTTAAGGACTTTTGTCGTCATGTAATTCACGGACGTAATCGCAACCATAGCCAGCGCTATAACAGCAAGTACACCCAAAATAAATGATGTTATTTCCATAGTATATAAATGTTATGCTAAAGAACTTACCTCGCAGTAATCCCAAGATAAAAAAAGAGCTTGGCATAGCCAAGCTCCTTTATAAAGTATGTTAAATCTTCTTAGAAGTTTAATACAGCGTAATCGATAGCAACAGTCATTGAGATTTCGATAGCAGTATCAACAGTATCCCAGTTATAATCTCCAAATGAAGCATCTTTAATGAATGCACCTTTTAGTACCCATTCAGATACTACATCTCCTACAGGACCTAATACGTTAAATCTAAGATCTTTCTTATAGAAATCTGAGTAACCATCTCTACCAGTAACTGATTCGTGGTGTAAACGAACCCATTCCATTACTGATTGTGCACCTGAAGGTGTGATAGGATCAAATAATGTAAATGATACATCGTTCCATACGGACTTACCTTTTACCTTACGTTGTACATTCATATGGTTAAGAGTCACTTCACCTTGTGCCAAAGACACTGCACCTACACCTTTTACCATGTATGAAGGAACACCGTCCATATACATGATAAACCTATTTGCTTGTTTTGGTTCAAATGCTGTGAAGAAAACTTCGTTTGTATCTAATACTGCCATTTTGCTATGCTATTTTATTCGGTTATAAATATCTACTTTTCTTCTCCTTATGCTGGGAATGAAGCGCCAGTTGGTTGTAAGTTAAAGTCTAAGTAGATGAACTCAGCTGTTCTAGTTGGTTGGATATAAATCTGACCTATTAACTGATTTCTATCAATCACATCAGGTGTGTTATTACTTTCATCCATGATTACTTTAAAAGCATATAAACCTTGTCTTGATTGAACACTTTCTAAGTATGGGTTAACTTGAGCTAAGAAGTTATTTCTTGTAGCTGCTGTATTTTGTTCAAATACTAAGTTTTGACCTATTTGAGAAATATATCCTTTTAGTTCAATCAACAATCTTCTAACGTTTACTCTATCAAGTGCTGAAGCTTGTTTTTGTAAGGTTTTCTGACCATATACTACAACACCAGTTCCTGGGAAAGTAGCGATTGGGTTAATATTTGCTTGATATAAATCATCTCTGTTAGTAGCTGATAGTTTTCTTTCTGCTTGGATTACTGTTCCTAATCCACCTCTGTTGATACCAGCAGGTGCGAACCAAGGCTCTGATGCGTTATCGTTAAATGCGAATACACCACCCATCATAGTTGAAGCTGGTACCCATACGTTTTCACCTGAATCTGGGTCGATTGTTCTTAACCAAGGCCAATACATAGAAGCATATGAAGTATCTCTACCTGCTGCTTCTGTTTTAGCTTGAACTTGAGTCGAAGCATAGTTTACAGGATCAACTATCACCATATGATCTCCTCTTGATTGAGCATTTGAGATTGCTTTTGTGATTGGAGATGAGTGTGATTGATCTGTTAAACCAGGTAATAACATCAAGTTATATCTGTAATCATCTTGATTAGATAATAAGTTTAACATATCAGTATAATCACCAGCTACCAAACCTTGAGTTTGAGCTGCTATCTTATCGTAGTATAAACCTGCACTAGATGGAATATTAGAACCAGAACCACCATCAAACGAACCACCATAAGAACCTGATCCTACTACTGGAATGTTACCAACAAACTCTGATCTTGCGGCTCCAGCGTTATTAAAGTAGTTTAAAGTAGCACCTGGTACTGATTTTACTCTTACATATCTTGAAGCGTTAGGATAAGAACCTGATACTTCAACATAGTTTTCTGTTGAGTTGTAAGCTAACGTTTGATCACCTATTACCTTTGAAATATAGTTTTCAGATTTAGGATCTAGTGATAAGTTAGGATAAGTTTCTAAAGCTACTTTACCAGTACTATTATCATCACCTCTTCTGATGATTAAAGAGAAAGTACCTGATGCTGTGTTAGCTGTATTAATCTCCCATCTAATACTATCTTTAGAACCACTATCTAGGGCTCCGTTAGATAATAATGAAGAAGTGTTATTGAATAATATTCCTTTATCTAAAGTTTCTAATACAAATGAACCTGAAGTATTTGATCCACTAACTTCTGCAGTGGCGTAACCCCAATCACTAGAAGAAGATACTACACGTGTTACTAATAAGCTATCACCACCGTTTTGGAAATAGTTATAAGCTGAAATAGAAGTTAAGTAAGTGTACTCACTGCTACCACTTTCAAACGTAGTACCAAATCTGTTTTGGTAATCTGAATATGAAGTTACTAATGTTGGGATTTCAACTGGTCCTTTAACTGCAGGACCTACAATAGCAGCACCTGCGTCTACTGGTTGCTGCTGAATAAAAGTATTATCGTTTTCACGAGCTAATACGCCTGGTGATACTAATGTTTCTGCCATCGTGTAAGGTTGTTATTTGTTATAAATACCTAAAAGGGGGGTAAAAATCAAGCTTTTGTAAACTCACCTGTATTCAAATCAACGTTTCCGTCGCCATATGCTTCTGTCATCTGTTGTCCTAAAGTATATTGGTCTTTTCTTAGTTGAGATAGTTGTTCTGTTAAAGAATCTTTGTCTAACTCTAAAGATTGGATTTGATATTCAATCTGGCCTAAACCAATAATTATTTGTTCTTCACGTTGACGAAACTCAGTTAGTTTTGCTTTTTCGTTTTCTGTAATAAATTGTTGTTCCATGTTATAAATATTACTTATTTTGTTAAAATGTGTTTTATTAATACTCTGTATTAAAGAAGAATGTTTGGAATAATCTACCTGTTTCTTTGTCTTCACCAAAATACTTCATTGATGAATGGAATAAATCACCTCTATAAAGAACCAAACGATTAAACTTATTAGAGACCATATCGACCATATCCCATTTGGACATATCCCTAGAATCTTGGTATATATGGTTCATTGTTTCTTCATCATATGAACCATCGGCGTGGCGAGGAGCACTGTATAAACCCGTTTCTTTGTGGCGATATAACGCGGTACCTGAGTTTAGAGGTGCATCAGGAGTTAGATAACAAACACCAGCCCACATAGTGGTTTGATCACAATGAATCCAGCTACTATCATGTTTAGTTGTATACTGGTAAGAACCATTATATTGAATATCTTCGAACTGGGTGATATTTCCTCCAGCTTGTTGAACTAAACCTTGAATACAGTTTCTTAACTCATTATAATGCCAAGTACGAGTACGTTGCCCTGGGTAGTTACCATATGTTTGGAACTCTTGAGATAAAGCAAAGTTACGGGGGATCATAGGATCAATCCCATAAAAGTCATCTACAATAATAACATTAGTTTGCATATTATTTACTCTTTTTATTTATTAGAATGTTTATATCGGGTAATATACAAAAGGGGAGCTAATGCTCCCCTCTTACTTTTAAGATATTTTAGATTTTTTAAAGTTTTTCAATCTTCGCATCTAACTCTTTAACAGCCTCAATAAGAACGGCTACTAGTTTTTCGTATTTAACAGCTTTGTATCCGTTTTCTCTTGTAGTTACTACTTCTGGTAGGATTGCTTCTATTTCTTGGGCAATCACCCCAATATCAGTTCCTTTATGAGAGTGAACAGATTCAAACCCTTCTTTCCATTCAAAGTTAACACCGTTAATAGCTTTTACTTTATCCAAAGCGTTACCTATTTTAACAATATTACCCTTTAGTTTTCTATCTGAAGAAGAATACGCTATAACATCAGCTCCAGCATGTATTTCACCAGCTGTTGTTCCTAAAGTACTAGTACCTGAGGTCGTAACTGAGAGTGATTTACCTACGATAACAACATTACCTGAGTTATTATATAAGTTAGCTGTGTTTAGTGTTGTAGCTCCTGTTCTATAAGTAAAGTAGTTGTTAGTACCACTTATAGTAGCTGTTGGACCCGTAGGACCAATATTACCAATAGGACCAATAGGGCCAATAGGACCAATAGGGCCAATAGCACCTTGAGGACCGATAGGACCTGTAGGACCTGCTACTGTTGAAGCTGCTCCTGTAGGACCGATAGGACCTGTAGGACCAATAGCACCTTGGGGTCCGATAGGACCTGTAGGACCAATAGCACCTTGGGGTCCGATAGGACCTGTAGGACCAATAGCACCTTGTGGACCGATAGGACCGCTAGGACCTTGAGGACCGATAGGACCGCTAGGACCTTGAGGACCGATAGGACCACTAGGACCTGTAGGACCTGCTACTGTTGAAGCTGCTCCTGTAGGACCAATAGGACCTGTAGGACCTGCTACTGTTGAAGCTGCTCCTGTAGGACCGATAGGACCTGTAGGACCTGCTACTGTTGAAGCTGCTCCTGTAGGACCAATAGGACCTGTAGGACCTGCTACTGTTGAAGCTGCTCCTGTAGGACCGATAGGACCTGTAGGACCAATAGCACCTTGTGGACCGATAGGACCGATAGGACCGCTAGGACCTGTAGGACCAATAGCACCTTGTGGACCGATAGGACCGATAGGACCTGTAGGACCAATAGCACCTTGTGGACCGATAGGACCGATAGGACCGCTAGGACCTGTAGGACCAATAGCACCTTGTGGACCAATAGGACCTTGAGCACCTTGTGGACCAATAGGACCTTGAGCACCTTGTGGACCAATAGGACCTTGAGCACCTTGTGGACCAATAGGACCTTGAGCACCTTGTGGGCCTATAGGACCTTGAGCACCTTGTGGACCTATAGGACCTTGAGCACCTTGTGGACCAATAGGACCAATAGGACCTTGAGCTCCTGTAGAACCCGTAGGACCAATAGGACCGATTGGGCCGATAGGACCAATAGCACCTTGAGGACCGATAGGACCTTGAGCACCTTGTGGACCAATAGGACCGATAGGACCTTGAGCTCCTGTAGAACCCGTAGGACCAATAGGACCAATAGGACCAATAGGACCAATAGCACCTTGTGGGCCAATAGGACCTTGAGCACCTTGTGGACCTATAGGACCAATAGCACCTTGTGGACCAATAGGACCAATAGCACCTTGTGGGCCAATAGGACCTTGGGCACCTTGTGGACCAATAGGACCAATAGCACCTTGTGGACCAATAGGACCAATAGCACCTTGTGGACCAATAGGACCTTGAGCACCTTGTGGACCAATAGGACCAATAGGACCTTGAGCTCCTGTAGAACCCGTAGGACCAATAGGACCGATTGGGCCGATAGGACCAATAGCACCTTGTGGACCAATAGGACCTTGAGCACCTTGTGGGCCTATAGGACCTTGAGCACCTTGTGGACCTATAGGACCTTGAGCACCTTGTGGACCAATAGGACCAATAGGACCTTGAGCTCCTGTAGAACCCGTAGGACCAATAGGACCGATTGGGCCGATAGGACCAATAGCACCTTGAGGACCGATAGGACCTTGAGCACCTTGTGGACCAATAGGACCGATAGGACCTTGAGCTCCTGTAGAACCCGTAGGGCCTATAGGACCAATAGGACCAATAGGACCAATAGCACCTTGTGGGCCAATAGGACCTTGAGCACCTTGTGGTCCGATAGGACCGATAGCACCTTGTGGACCAATAGGACCTTGAGCTCCTTGTGGACCAATAGGACCAATAGGACCTTGAGCTCCTGTAGAACCCGTAGGACCAATAGGACCAATAGGACCAATAGGACCAATAGCACCTTGTGGACCAATAGGACCAATAGGACCAATAGCACCTTGTGGACCAATAGGACCAATAGGACCTTGAGCTCCTGTAGAACCCGTAGGACCAATAGGACCGATTGGGCCGATAGGACCAATAGCACCTTGAGGACCGATAGGACCATGAGAACCT